GGAGTCTCTGAACTATCCGACCTGACCGACATTCAGGATCGGATCAACAAGACGTTGGCTGACCGGCTGATCACTCAAGACTACGGTGCATTCCCACAGAAGTGGGCGGTGGCGTGGCCGAGTGAGGATGCTCAGGGCCAGGCCAACCCGCCGATCGACGTGGGACGAAACCGGATGGTGACGACCGAGACTGTTGAGACGAAGTTCGGTCAGTGGGACGCAGCTCCGCTTGACCCGTACTCGATGGCCAAGCGTGAAGACGTAAAGGACATCGCGTCTCGGTCTCGGACCCCCGCCCAGTACCTGCTTGGTGAGATGTCGAACGTGAACGGACAGACACTCAAGGCGTCGGAATCAGGGCTCATCTCCAAGGTGCGCCAGCGTCAACAGTCGCTTTCGGACGCGGCGGAAGAGGCCATGCGGCTAGCTCGCCGGGCGGCCGGCCTACCAAACGCCGATGACGCGTCCATGGAGACCATCTGGCGCAACCCGGAGTTCCGTACCGAGGGCGAGTTGACCGACTCCGTAGTCAAGAAGCTCCAGTCCGGCATCGCATCGTTGCGGCAAGCCCGCGAGGACGTGGGCTACACCCAGACGCAGATACGGCGGCTGGAAGACGACGACAACACCGCCGCTATTCGCGACCCGCTCGCGTTGCTAGCTGATCCGTTCCGCCGCCAGTCGGCGGCGGTACCTGCGGGGAGTGACCAGACGATGCCGGCGTCGGGGAATGGGCAGATGATACAGGGAGCGTCCGGATGACCCGTAAGACCGCCGGCTATGGCTGGTTACCTGACCTACCCGACCGCCGGGACCTACTCCTGGTCCCACCGCCGGCCGAGGTATTGCCACTGGCAGTCGATCTCGGGGCGCATTGCCCGCCTGTGTACGACCAGGGCCAGCTAGGCAGCTGCACCGCCAATGCCATCGGCGCTGCGATTCAGTACGACGAGATCAAGCAGGGACTTCCTAGCGTGATGCCGTCTCGTCTGTTCGTCTACTACAACGAGCGGGTCATCGAGGGAACGGTCTCGACCGATAGCGGCGCCATGATTCGGGACGGCATCAAGAGCGTCAACCAGGTCGGGGTATGTCCTGAGTCTGACTGGCCTTACGACATCCCAGACTTTGCCATACGGCCCTCGAAGTTCTGTTATGCGGCCGCTACCAAGACTAAGGCTGTGCTGTACCAGCGCGTGACCAGGGATCTGGACCACATGCGCTCGTGCCTGGCCGGCGGATATCCGTTCGTGTTCGGGTTCAGCGTGTACGCCAGCTTCGAGAGCACGGCGGTGGCACTGACTGGCGTAGTGCCCATGCCCAAGCATGGCGAGAGCCTGTTGGGTGGGCACGCAGTGCTGGCTGTGGGGTACGACGACGTGTCTAGCCGATTCATCGTGCGTAACTCATGGGGCACGACGTGGGGCGACAACGGCTACTTCACTATGCCGTATGCGTATCTGACTAGCCGTGGTCTGGCGTCAGACTTCTGGACCATCCGAGCTGTTAGTTGAGCATACCGATGACCGATGAGAAGGGTACGCCCATTCGGTACTTCCTAGACACCGAGTTCATCGAGGACGGTCATACGATCGAGTTGCTGTCGATCGGTGTGGTTTGCGAGGACGGTCGAACGTTTTATGCCGAGAACTCTGAAGCCGACAAGAGCCGGGCGAATGACTGGGTGAAAGCCAACGTGCTCCCGCACATGCAGGGACCTAGTTACCCTTACCGGACCATCGCGACTAATCTACGAGAGTGGGTTGCCATTCACCAGGATAAGCCTGAGTTTTGGGCTTACTATGGTGACTATGATTGGGTGGCCATCTGCCAGATGTTTGGCACGATGCTCGACCTCCCATCTGGGTGGCCAATGTTTTGCATGGATCTCAAGCAATTGGCTGTGTCGTTCGGGAATCCACGATTGCCGAAACAAACCTCGACCGAGCACAACGCTCTAGCCGACGCCCAGTGGAATGCTGATATGTTTGACTGGTTATACACTTTGGCCGCACGGGCGCCCACATTGTAGCGGTGTAGCTACCCAGCCACATAGACCACCCCAAAGCGCAAGGCTGCGGGGACGTACAACACGGAGTTGCCGCAATGGCAGACGACGGAAACATGCAAGATCAGCATGACGGCGGCACCGAGCCAGCCTCGGCGCCAGTAGCCCAGGCGACCGCAACGGTTGACCCGGAAGCTGCTCTTGGCGATGCAGGCAAGAAGGCATTGGATGCCATGAAGGCCGAACGCAATGCCGCCAGCAGCAGAGCCAAGGCGCTCGAAAAGGAGATCGGCGAGCTTCGCAAGTCCCAAATGGGCGAGGCAGAGCGAGCGGTCGCCGAAGCAGAGGAACGTGGCCGAACCACCGCTCTAGGCAATCTGGGGCAGCGGCTCGTGCTCAGTGAGTTTAAGGCCGCAGCGGCTGGCAAGGGCCTTCCGGTCGACGAGTGGCTCGAAGATCTCAACCTGAGCAAGTACGTCGGTCCAGACGGTGAGCCGGACACCAAGGCCATTGACACCACGGTGGAGCGTTTCGCCGTTCTCCGCGGTGACCGTCAGGTTCCGTCCTATGACGGCGGCACTCGCCGAGCGGCTGCCAAGCCAGTCGACATGAACGACTTCATTCGCGGGCGCGTCAATCGCGAGTAGTAAGCAGCAGAACCCGGCACGGCGCGGGGTCAGGCTGCCCCATTCGATTCATCCTGACCTAAGGAGTACTAGCCGTGGCTACCTATAACAACATCATGTCGCGCACCGACCTTGGTGCGCTCATCCCCGAGGAAGTCTCAAAGGACATGCTGGGCAAGGCGACGACGGAATCCGCCGTCCTGTCTCTGTTCCGCCACGTCCCGGTCGGTCGTGCGCAAGTGCGCTTTCCGGTTCTGTCGGCTCTCCCGACGGCCTACTTCGTGGGCGGTGACACCGGGCTGAAGCAGACCAGCGAGATCAACTGGGCGAATAAGTACCTCAACATCGAGGAGATCGCCTGCATCATGCCCGTCCCGGACAACGTGGTCGCGGACATCGACGCGAACGTTTGGGATGAGGCCAGTCCGCTGTGCATCGAGGCCATCGCCCGCACGCTCGACGGTGCGGTGTTCTTCGGTTCCAACGCCCCAGCCAGCTATCCCACGAACATCACTGCGGCTGCTGCCGCAGCGGGTAACTCCTTCACCGAGCCGCTCACGACCCCGCTCGGTGCAGCTTTCGCCAACATCGACTCAACAGTTGGGCTCGTGGAAGCGGACGGCTTCGAGGTCAGTGGTTATGTAGCATCAACGTCTGCCAAGGCTCAGTTCCGTGCCGCTCGTTCCACTGTCGGTGAGCGGCTCGACCAGGACCGCATCTCCGGTGATCTCCGCTCTCTCGACGGCTTTCCGATCGCCTACCCGATGCGTGGCATGTGGCCCGGCGTCGGCGGCCCTCGGCTGCTCGCGGGTGACTTCTCACAGTTCGTGGTCGCCGTTCGCCAGGACATCACTCTGAGGGTGTCCAACGAAGCCGTGATCCAGGACAGCAACGGTGCCATCGTTTACAACTCGTTCCAGCAGGACCTGACCTTCTTGCGTCTGACCTTCCGGGTTGGATGGCAGGTCGCGAACACGATCAACTACGACCAGCCGACTGAGGCTAACCGGTATCCCGTCGCGTCACTGCTCCGGGCCACTTGATGGAAACTTCGGCACAGACACTTTCGACATCGACACCTATGGAGGCTTTCTAATGGTTTTCCTCGGCCGCGCACCGGAACCGCGTACCGTCTCAGTCATCAAAAACTCGAACACGGCTATTACTGGCGTCGCCGGCACGTACAGTCTTAAGGACGTGGGCCGGTCCATCACCGGCACTGCCATCCCGGCTGGCACGACGTTGTACGCGGTCGCGTCGGACACGGCGGCCACCCTCTCGGCAGCGGCTACCGCGTCGACTACAAATGCGGCAGTGATCGGCTCGGATCAATCGCGCGTTGTCACGGTCACCAAGAACTCGAACACGGCCATTACCGGCGTCGCCGGCACGTTCAGCACCAAGGACGTGGGCCGGCCCATTGTCGGCACCGGCATTCCGGCTGCTGCCATCCTGACAGCGGTCGCGTCGGACGTGGCGGCCACCCTCTCGGCGGCGGCGACCACATCGACTGTGGACTCAGCGGTGATCGGCTCGGCGGCTACCTACGTGGCCGACTCCTTGGCGTACGGCTTCGCAGGATGGTCACCGGAGACCGAGGCCGAGTCGCTGACCTACTCGGTGGCGGCGTTCAACGCCGGCTTGACGGCGCCGACGGTGGCCGACAACCACAGCCCTGTGGTTCAGCGATCGAGAGGCTGACATGGTCCAAGTAGCTCAGAGATTCGACCAGGATCTGGAGCAAGGCTTCGCCGGCGTCCAAGTAGATCTGACTCCGACCGAGCACTACACCGTTCTCGGGGTAGCCGCTGGGGAGCAAGTACCCGAGACCGCTGCTGACCCGCCGGCAGCGCGGCTAGAAGCAACCAACCCGTTAGTCCTCTAGCCAAGATGGACCAGCTGACCGAGTGGGCCATTGAGCACCTGTATCGGGGATGCATCCCTGAGCAGGTGTTCAATGGCCTGACCGATATGGACACCCTCCTACCAATCCCTCCGACCAACATCGCCCCAGCGAGTAATGCCGCTGCCGATGCGGTCAAGGACGCATGGCTCCCGCTGCTGCCTTACCAATCCGTGCCGATGTTGGGTGAAGTCGTGCCGGAGCTCCCAGTACAGATTTGTTCCGAACGGCCGTTGTTCGGAGATAGCCCGTGACCCTGCTCGCTACCCCGACCGAGCTAGCGATCTATCTTCAGTCACCGCAGGCGTCGGCTACGGATGATTCCACCGACATGCCTAGTGACACCGCGACTCTGCTGCTGTCACTGGCCAGCGGTCTCGTCACCGACATCCTCGGGGTGCGGGACAGCTACCCGACGAGGGCCAAGGCTGTCGTGTTGGAGGCCGCGGCGCGGGCATACCGGAATCCCGATGGGCACTCGTCACGGAGCATCGACGACTGGCAGGAAGGTTTCGAGTCTTCGCTGGCCGGTGGTTCGGTGTATCTGACTAAGGCAGAGTCGGCCGAGATTCGCTATCTTGTCGGCCGTCCTGGGGTCGCCAGCGTCGTGCTGGAGACGGTCTGGCAGTGGAAGTGAGCACCACCCAAGCTGTCGCGGCTGGTCGCCGCTCTGCGCGAGCGCTGATGGTAGATACCTGCACCATCAGGCATCCGGGCACCCAAGTGCTGAACGGTACGACCGGCGATTACGTCGTGACGCCAGGCGCCGTAGTCTACGACGGCCCGTGCCGAGTGAAGGTGGAGACCAGACCCCCAAAGCAGGTAGAAGCGGGCGAACAACCGATCCTCGTGGGTCGTTGGATCGTCAGCGTTCCGCTGTCTGTCGTCGGGGTGGAGACCTGGATGCCGGTGAGCATCACAGCTAGCGGTGACCCCGACCTCGTCGGGTTGGCTATGACGGTCAGGGACGTTAGTGGCGGCACCACCATCACCGCTCGCCGCATCGTCTGCGAAGTGCAGAGCTGAACCGCGATCTGGCAAGGCAAGCCCGACAGCAGCAGCTGCTACTCCGTGACGCCGTGTTTCTCAGGCTCGCGGCCTTGTGGCCGATTCTCGACGTGCAGAACCTTGACGCTTCCTTCTTGCGCTGGGCACGTCCTGTCAGCCAGTTAGTGAACCGTGGACATACCGTATCGGTGGCATTGGCTGCTCAGTACCTGCATGC